AAGACATTTTAGTACGTGATATAGACTCGCGTATTTTTTTGCCCCTATAATAGAGGGAGAGTTGAATATCGGGGTGAAACAAACCCGGCGCAACCAAAGCGTACAGTCGAATCGCATTTTTAGATCTGAAAAAATTTGGGAATTGGCGGAAGATGTATGACTATCAATTTACTCTCTTTTATTTTTTGGGCAGTTAGGAGGCATAATGGAATTTATTGTTGATAGCATTGCTCAAAAATTTGAAGGTTGTCATGCTTTCTTATCTGCGTCACAGTATCATTGGATACGATATGATGATGATAAGTTGACTAACACCTATCGTAATATGCAGGCTAAAGAAGAAGGTACAAGATTACATGCCTTTGCATCAGAAGCAATTAAGTTAAGACAAAGATTGCGTGGCACACAGACATTAAGTATGTTTGTAAATGATGCAATAGGTTTTGGAATGTCTTCTGAAGTTCTTTTATTTTATTCAGAAAACTTCTTCGGTACAGCCGATGCTATTTCATTTAATGAAAAGCAAAACATGTTACGTATACATGATTTAAAGACTGGTTTAACACCAGCACATATGGAGCAGTTATATATTTATGCTGCTTTATTTTGTTTACAATATAAATACAAGCCTGAGAACATTAAGATTGAGTTACGTATTTATCAGTCAGGTAATGTTATTCAGGAGGAACCCGACCCATCAGTGATATCCGAAATAATGGAAAAAGGAGTACGTTTCGATAAACTAATTCGACACATAGACGAAGGAGAGAATTGAAATGAAAGAAATACTTAATGGCAATTATATTGCCCATGTTGGTGTCGGTCATGATGATAACCCACCAGGCAGAGGATCCGGTAGATATGAATATGGAACCGGAGAAAACCCAGGTCAACACGAACCTTGGTATCAGTGGTCCAGAAAACCTACGTATATTGATAAGGCCAATGGTATACGTGAGTACAAGCAGATGGGATATACTGATGAAGAGATAGCTACAGGACTTGGATTAAAATTAGCAGAAGTTAAAAACTATGCTTCTTATGCTTCTAAAGCCGAACGTTCATACAATATGAACTTATGTAGGCAAATAGCTAATACCTACATGGCTGAAGGTAAGGATCCTAGTCCTTCTCAGATAGCTAAAGATTTAACAGGACAGCTTGGTAAGAAAATAAACGAGTCAACTGTTAGATCATGGCTTGATGAAACACGTGTAGATCGTAAGCAGGAAATGGATAACATTGTTACAGCATTAGAGAAGACTGTAAAGAAAAAGAAATATGTTGATGTTGGTAAAGGAACAGAGGCATGTCTCAATATTACAAAGTCTCAGCTGCAGCAGGCGTTATTCATTATGCAGCAGAACGGTTATCATGTTGAGAAAATAAAAATGGAGCAGTTAGGTACAGGTCATAAGACAAATCTTATGGTCTTAACTGGACCCGAGACAACATACTCAGATCTGTCTAAGAATAGAGGTAAAATACAGTCTGTAACAGACTTTAAAGTATCAGATGATGGTAAAACATTATTTGGTATTGAGTATCCTGCTGCATTAGATAGCTCAAGAGTAGCGGTAAGATACGCAGAAGAAGGTGGCGTAGATCGTGATGGTGTTATCGAGATAAGAAGAGGTTTAGACGACCTTTCATTAGGTAACGCCAACTACGCTCAGGTAAGAATTAATGTAGACAATACACATTACATAAAAGGTGTTGCAGTTTACAGCGATGACTTACCTAAAGGTGTTGATGTGTTGTTTAACGCTAACTATAGTGTTGGGACACCAATGCTCGGTGAGAAAAACAATACAGTATTTAAACCCTTGAAGCGAGATAAACTTACTGGTGAAATAGATAAAGACAATCCTTTTGGCGCTCAGATTAAACCGAATGATTCGACAGGAGACTTTGACGAAAACGGTGTCGAGCTTACTGCTGGCGGGCAATACCATTATAAAGATAAGAATGGCGATTGGAAACTTTCTCCTATAAATAAAGTTTCGGAAGAAGGAGATTGGGACAAATGGAGTAGAACACTTCCTACTCAGTTCTTATCTAAGCAGGCTCCTGCTTTAATTGAGCATCAGCTTAACTTAGCAATGGCTAAGAAGAAAGCAGAGTTTGACGAGATTAAATCTCTTACGAATCCGGCTATCAAACAGGAGTTATTACTTGAGTTCGCAGACTCATGTGATTCAGATGCTGTTGAGTTACGTGGTCATTCGTTACCTGGACAGAGAACACAATTGTTATTGCCCTGTCCTACTCTTAAAGAAGGAGAGATCTATGCTCCTAACTATCGTAATGGTGAGCGATTAGCTCTTATAAGATTTCCTCATTCTGGTCAGTTTGAGATACCTATTTGTACTGTTAATAACAATAACAAATTTGGTAAGGATCATATAGGAAAGAATGCGTTAGATGCTGTTGGCATTACACATGAAACAGCTGCACAGTTAGCAGGAGCAGACTTTGATGGCGATACAGCAATGTGTATACCAATCGATCGCGGTGTATCTACACTTGTTAAAGGTGGTAAACCGTATGATCAGATAAGTGAGGCAGAGAAAGAGTTACGAACCTTTGATCCTAAGGCCGCATACCCATACCGAGAAGGTATGAAGGTAATGAAAGATGAGCAGGAGAGGGGTCTTGAGATGGGTAAGGTAACCAACCTGATCATGGATATGACCTTGCAGAATGCTCCTATCGAAGAACTTGTCCCTGCGGTAAAACATTCCATGGTTGTTGTTGATGCATACAAGCATCGATTAGACTTCAAACAGTCAGAGATAGACAATCACATAGCTGCCCTCAATAAGAAGTATAGGGGTAGTGCTAAGGCGGGGGCTAGTACCCTGATCACTAGGGCTACCTCACCCGCATACATTAACGAGCGTAAGGACTACTATAAGATAGATCCTAATACTGGTGAGAAGATCTTCTCCGAGACTGGGGCTATGACCACTAACCGTAAGGGAGAGACCAAGCTTAAGCAGCAGAAAGTTCATAAGATGGAACTTGTGAATGATGCTGAAGAATTGTTAAGCGATATGAGACACCCTAAAGAGCTCACGTATGCCAAGTTCGCTAACGATATGAAGGCCATGGGTAACCAGGCCCGTCTGGAGTATCTTAATACTGAAAACGGAACATACAACAAGAGTGCTGCTAAGACTTATGAGAAAGAAGTTGCGTCTTTGGAAGCTAAGCTGCAGAATGCATATAAGAATGCACCTAGAGAGCGTCAGGCGCAGGTGTTTGCTAATGCTATAGTATATGAGAAGAAGAAGGCATACAACTTTGAACTCGAAAAAGATCAGCTTAAAAAGATCAAAGCTCAATCTTTAGCAAATGCAAGAGCAAGATTTGGTGCGAAAAAGAAAGATTCTTTGATAGAAATTACACCTGATGAATGGAAAGCTATAGAATCAGGGGCGTTACGTCATTCTAAAGTCAAAGAAATCATAAATAACAGCGATAAAGACAAAGTTAGGGACTATGCCACCCCCAGGACTAAGAAAGGGGTGTCTAAATCTGTTGAAAGTCTTATCAAATCGTACTCAAAAGGCGATTACACGCAAGCTGAGATTGCAGAAGCTCTTGGTATTTCAGTTTCAACAGTTAATCAGGTTATTAATGGTTAATTTTGATCATTTTTACGTTGTTTTTGTGTAACATTTGTTGATTTAAAGGAGAACGACCTATGGAAATAGAAGTTAGTATGTTGACTACGGTCGACAATCCTTTCAATCCCTTCGAGGACTATGACAATTGGTATCGTTACGATACTGATCATGGTTACGACACTTGTTCATACTTGGCAAGATCAGTTTATGATGGAACAATGTTGTCAGATGTTGAAAGAATTCAAACAGTGAATCAAACAATTGATGACATCGTTCGCTTGAATGCCACTGGGTACTGGAAGAAAGTAACAACAACCCGTACCTTATAACCCATATAGGGGGGTCTCGCGAAATACACCCCCCTATGCCAT